GCCGCAGAGATGCGGCCGCACGCGCAGTGCACATATCCACCCACATCTAACCGATGTGTTCTTCCATCCAGAGGAGCTCTGATGCCAAACGGACCTACGACCAGGACTCGCAAGCTGCCAGCATCACCGGCAGTAAGCACCTCGGCACTATCAGCGCCGGGGTTCTATCGCGAGGATCCGAAGGTCGTGAAAATTCCGTCTGGGACACAGGTAACTGTGTCGGAAGGCCATCCGTGGCCCCCTCGCAAGGGGGAGACGGATGACCGTGGTGGTGCGTTTCGTACTTCCAAGTCGTACGTCGTGGAACCTTGGTTCCGCAACTACAACTTGGCAAAGACCGATTCGCAGCGGAACACGTTCACCTATTCGGGTGCCGTGTACGCAGGGTATCCCGGGTCTCTATCGTTCCCATTTCCAGCATCATGTGAGTCGTCAGACTCGGTGCTGGAGAAGTTGGGAGCAACAGCGATAGCCCGGTGTTCCCCCACCAACTCTCCTGCCAACGCCGCCCAGTTTCTGGGCGAACTCTACAAAGATGGCCTCCCTAAATGGGGGGCTCATCTCTGGGAGAACCGAGCTAGGATTGTCCGTGATGTGAGGGACTTGGCTAGGATAGACAAGTCTACACTGAAGGACGGTTCAGGTGACTACCTGAACGCCCAGTTCGGTTGGCGACCCCTCGTCAGTGACGTTAGCTCATTTGCTAACGCACTGGTTAAGGCCGACGCCGTGCTCACACAATTCGAGCGCGACGCCGGTAAGAGGGTCAGGAGAAGGTATTACTTCCCATCAGATGCGAAGTCATTCGCAGATTACGAGTACGGGACCTACGGTCAGAATCATGCCGGAGGTCCCAGTACCACGTTCTACGCTTTGCCTTCGGTCGGTCGCTTTGTTGTCTCGCATAGCGAGGTTCGTAAGAGGTGGTTCTCGGGGTGTTTCACCTACGCATTGCCTGACGGTTATGACTCCCGTCTTGCTCTGCGCAGGTACTCCGAGAAAGCAGATTACCTGCTTGGCCTCAATCTTACGCCAGAAACTCTCTGGAACATAGCACCGTGGAGCTGGGCCGTTGATTGGTTTACGAACGTTGGTAATGTTCTCACGAACATATCCAACTTCGCAAGCCATGGCCTGGTTATGCCGTATGGGTACATGATGGAGACTAGCGTCTCCACCACAACCTATACTCTTTCCGATCCTGGCCTTATAGGCCTGGAGGGAAAGAAGCTTCCGCCCCTTACCCTCATAACAGAGGTTAAGAAAAGGATTCCGGCAAACCCCTTTGGGTTTGGACTTACGTGGAACGGTTTGTCTTCGTTCCAACTGTCCATCTTGGCTGCCCTTGGTATCAATAAGGGCAGTCGGCGGTAAACTGCACTGCCGACCACCAATTGAAAGAGAGCGCGCCTATGGCCTTCGCCGATCCACAGTCTGTCACCATCTCAGGTACGACGACGCCCCTTCCCCGAGTCTCCTCGGGGGACGGAGCGTCCAAGTACATGAGCAGTGACGGGCTGATCAGCCTTACCGCGTCCACCGCCTACGGGCGGAGGATGCGGCATGTGCTGCGGCTTGACCATTCGAAGATTGCAGCGGACCCGCTGGCCCCGGCTATGAACGCCAAGGTCAGCTCGTCCGTCTATCTCGTCATTGACGAGCCCTCTGTGGGCTACGACAATGTCGAGCTGCTGGCCATCTATACGGGCTTCAAAACCCTTATGACGGCCACTTCGGATCAGCTCGTCTCCAAGATTCTCGGAGGCGAGTCCTAAACCCAATGTTCTGGGAGTACCGCAAAGGTTGGCTCCACATAAGAATGTGGATCCAGCTATCGTGGTCCAGGCATAACGGGTTGGTGGAACCGGATGATGCACCCCACTCTGGGGTCCATTACAAGGACGGCACAAAATGCCACCCTCATGACGCTGACTCGGATGGAACCGAGACAGTTTCAACTCCAGTTCCGTGATGTGCCGTAGGCTAGACGGATGAGTACACCTCTATTTAAGGAGGGCCTCTGAAAAGCCTGACGACGCTCTGGAAGAAGGTAGCGGAAGAATCCGCTACGATGTGCTGTACAAGCGCCACCCATGACGTGAACTACGTCATGTGTCGGTCAAAACATGAGGGGCTATCGTTTCTCACGATAACCCTACCTGGCTTTGGCAAGGACTTTGAGAAAAGTCTCGACCAAGGCCGGGTCGATCACGAGCTCTTCCAGGGTTTCACCTGGAGGGCCGGTCTCCCCCGATTTCTCGGAGGTTTCCTTGATCGTGTGTTCGACCGTTCTAGTGGTCTGTTGCTTGACGTACCCTGTGTTGATGCAATTCGAGCCATTCGACTGCTTACGCGATCGTTTGGCAAGATTGACCTGCCATGTTCGCAAGAACGTGAGCAGGCAGCAATACAGAAGTATGTCATGTGTGAGCAGGAAGTTCGTGAGCATGATCTTTCGATGTCGGCGAGTGATATCGCGGATTTTCGGAGGATCTTCTCACAGTTGTTTGCAGGGCTCATGTCACGAGTAGACTATGACGTCTACTACGGGCATTTGATCCCCAAACATGGTCCTGGTGCTACAGCGGATAAGCTTCGAGGAAACTCAAAGTTCCGTAATACCACCTGGACCACGCGTCTGGAGGAGATCCTCCCTAGTGGGGAGAACCTCATACCATCTCCTTCCTATATGGAGGAGCAAGACGCGGTTAACTTCCTCGAACCTGGTTCTGAGATACCCGTCAAGGTTATCACAGTTCCTAAGACGCAGAAAGGACCTCGTATCATTGCCATAGAACCAACTGCTATGCAATACGCACAGCAGGCAATTCTAGGGTCAATTGTTACGAACCTCGACAGGTTTAGTCACCTGTCCAGGATGATTGGATTCGAGGACCAGACGCCTAACCAGCGTCTGGCACGAAAGGGTTCCTTAGACGGAAGCCTAGCAACACTTGATCTAAGTGATGCTTCTGATCGGGTCTCAAATCAACTGGTCCGGACTATGCTCGAACCATGGCCTCATTTGCATAAGGCTGTGGATGCGAGTCGGTCTAGATCCGCTGATGTTCCTGGCCACGGAGTTATCCGTTTGGCCAAGTTCGCGTCGATGGGTTCAGCACTCACTTTCCCGATGGAAGCTATGGTATTTACTACCTGTATCTTCCTCGGCATTGAGCGAGCGCTCAACAGGCCGCTTGATCAGAGAGATGTAGTTTCACTCTCTGATAAGGTGCGTGTCTACGGAGACGATATCATCGTCCCCGTGGAATTTGTGCAGTCCGTTGTGGCTGTTCTCGAGGCCTTTGGGGCTGTCGTGAACAGCGACAAGTCTTTCTGGACTGGATCGTTCAGAGAGTCTTGTGGCCGGGAATACTATGCTGGCGTAGACGTTAGTATCGTCCACGTCAGACAAATGTTCCCGACACATCGGAAGCACGCTACCCGAGTCATCAGCACGGTATCTCTTCGCAACCAGCTTTACTACGCTGGCTACTGGGATACGTGCTCATGGCTAGATGGTGAGATCGCACAGGTACTTCGGTACTTCCCTGTGGTTCTGCCAACCAGCCGGGTGCTGGGACGCCATTCATTTCTGGGATTCGAAACCCAGAAGATTGGCATGCACCATCATAACCCGATGGTTAAGGGCTATGTGGTGTCGGCTGTGTTACCATCCGATCCATTGGATGGGCCAGCCGCCCTGCTCAAGTTCCACTTGAGCAGAGCAAGGCGAAGTGAGCACAGATCAGACGACGATTACGTCGCTGATCCGACTGTTCACCTAGCCGGACCTCTGTCTGAAGCTGGACACTTGGAACGTGCAGGACGTCCTCATGCCGTCAACATCAAGCTGAGGTGGGCTTCGG